GATTTTAGATTGAAGCCATTGACATGAAAAAGAAGAGAAAATCATTAATTGAAGCTGAAAAGCGCATGGAGCAGTTCCTGCTAAAAGTAGGATACACTGGCAAAAATAAGGGAATTATCGTAAACGAAATTCCCGATTATAGAGTACATTCAAATTTGCCTAAAACATCTGATGTTATCCCTGGAAAAACACCAAAGAAAACAGAAAATGTCTATTCTGGCAATGAGATCATGGGTATTGTTGTAACACATAAATCCAATCTTATGCCTATTCGAAAAGATAATAAACAGGCCGCCATTGACGCATCTCAGATGAGAAGAAGCTAAGAATTTCAAATAAATACCTTTATAGAAAATGTAGAGGTATTTTATGATAGTTGCTGGTATTGATTATAGTTTAACGAGTCCATCTATTTGTGTTCACAATGGCGACACCTGGGACGTAAAGAATTGCAAGTTTTATTATCTTTCTCCTAAAACAAAGTGGATCGTTTTCTCTGGTCAATTTTTTGGTACAGAATATGAAAAATATGATTCTGATACGCATAGATATGATAATCTTTCAAAATGGTCTTTACAAATAATTTCAGAAAATAAAGTAAGTCAATGCTTCATAGAAGGTTATGCATATGGAGCAGTCGGTAGAGTATTTCAGATAGCAGAGAACGCAGGTTTACTCAAATATAAACTGTGGAAAGATAATGTTCCATTTTCGGTATTTGCTCCGTCTGAGATTAAGAAACACGCAACAGGAAAAGGAAATTCAAATAAAGAACGCTTATATGAATGCTTTCTAGCTGAAACAAGTGTTGACATTCGCAAGACACTTGATATAATGAACGAAAAGGTATGGAACCCAGTATCAGATATAGTCGATGCGTACTATATCGCAAAACTTGGTTTCAACAAAATGGTTGACAAAACGAGTAACTGATATTATATTAATTCTATAAGGTAACCTTGAGGAGAAACTGAAATGTACATCAAGCGTAAAAGCGTAATCTCTGGCATTGAACGTACTCGTAGCATCCCAGTAAACCCGGATGAATATATGGCTTGGCAAGCAGGACTTGGCAATGTTCAAGATCTGATGCCTTACCTTAATGATGCCGATCGTGAATTTATTCTTTCTGGCATCACATCAGAGGAATGGGATGAAGCCTTTTCTGATCTAGATGAAGAGGTTTAATTGCCAGTAGTAATATTCAATGGACCTCCAGGCTGCGGGAAAGACGCAGCCTGTTTACTCTACAAAAATATGGGTTACACGCATCTTTCATTTAAAGAAGAACTATTCAAAGAAACATTTAAATTTTTTGGTGTTTCAAAGGAATGGTTCATGAAAGGTTATGAAAACAGAGATATTAAAGAAAAGCCCGTACCACAGTTAAAAGTCAGTGGTAAATCTTTCAGTCGACGCGATGCTATGATTTATGTATCTGAAAAGTTTATCAAGCCAAAGTATGGTAAAGATTATTTCGGTAAACAACTTGCTAATCAAATGACATCTGAAGGCCTATTCTGTGTCAGTGACGGCGGTTTCCAAGAGGAACTTTCTCCTATTATAAATAAATTTGGAGCTGAGAGTATAACAATTATTCAGCTTACACGAGAAGGTTGTGATTTTTCTTCGGATTCAAGAAGATATTTTAATGGTAACCTTGTGCAAGAATTTATGTTAGGCAAAGAAACGCCAATTGTAAAGTGCCATTTTTTACCTGACCAATTTCCTATTCGCACCTATCGTGTTCACAATAATGATTCGATCGAATCATTTCATCGAACCCTTCGAGCTATCCACGAAAAGGAAAGTAATGACAGAAAAATCAATCAAAAAGCGGAAGGTGTCACCGACAAGGATATTATGTGAAAATCCATACGATCTTGAAATATTTTTTGAATCACTAAGCATAGCAAGCAGAAATGAAAAAGAATTAATCTACATGGATAGGTTAATCACATCAATAAGATTAGATCCTTTCGGCGATCTTACCTCTATTAACTACAAAATTCTACACGACTTAGGTCTAATTAAATTACCAAACAACTGAAGGAGTCATATTATGGGTGGTAAAAAGTCAAGCGGCAAGCATTACACTTCAAAGGGTGAACGTAAGAATGTCGCTAGTTCTATTTTGAACGGTATTCGAGCAGAGCGGTCGGGTGCTGACAATATGCTAAATAAGCAGCGCGCGTGGATTGCAGGAAGCAACCCTTGGGTCACTATGGCAAATCCCAATAAGGAGCAGACGAATAAGAAATTCATTCGAGTTCGATACAATGATCTGATGCATGGGTCATACAAAGAACTTGAAAAGCGTAACTTCAGCGGATCTGGGAACTAATTAATATGGAACTCCTAGATAAAGAAAATATTCTTAAAAGTCTTCGTGACACGATTTGTAAAGTTACATTTACAAAAACAAACGGAGAAGAACGAGTTATGTATTGTACTCTTAATGAATCAATGATTCCTTCAGATGGCGAAACATCTGAAACTAAAAGAACAAAGAAAGAAAACTTAGATGTCCAGGCGGTATACGATGTAAAAGCTCCTGGCTGGCGATCATTTCGTTGGGATCTAGTTAAAGATTTTACTAGTGAGTTGAATGTATGAGTTGTGTATACCGAGGCGCTGTAGTAGATACTAATCTATCTAGAAACGCTAGAGGTGGTACTGAAATGATGAGGGAACGGTTGTTATCAGCCGTTCCCTCATCACTGTTAGATAACTTTGCTATTCACTTCTCCAGACCAAGACAGATCTATGACGATGTAAAGAATATTTTTTATGCGCACGATTTAGCAGCAGATCCAGAAAATAAAATTCTATTGAATGATGGTTGGAAACAATTCGCAAAATTAGTTTTTGTTTCGCATTGGCAACGTGATCAATATATTAACATGTATAATATTCCATATTCAAAATGCACCGTAATTGAAAATGCAATTGAAACAGAATTTGAATATACAAAGAGACCAACAGGACCAATTCGGTTTATCTATCATACAACACCTCACCGAGGTCTTGAACTATTATATCCAATTTTTGATACGCTTTCAAAAGAATTTGATAATATTCATCTTGATGTATTTTCATCTTTTGAAATTTATGGTTGGAAAGAACGCGATAAACCGTATGCAAAACTTTTTGATGCTTTGAAAGCACATCCTAAAGTAACGTACTACGGTACGAGATCTAACGAAGAGGTCTTAATTGCTCTTAAGCAGTCTCACATTTTTCTGTATCCTTCTATATGGATGGAAACATCATGCATTGCGATGATTGAAGCAATTAAATGTGGTTGCACTGTAATACATCCAAGCTTAGGCGCTCTGCCTGAGACGGCAGGTGGTGCAACTGTCATGTATGATTATGTGGAAGATCCTAATGCTCACGCTAATATAGCCTATAAAATGACAAAATCGCTCTTGAAACAAGAACAGAAAAACCCTGGTTTCATTGATTTACTTGCAGCAGATACAATCAGAGAACTGAATAAAAACTCAATTCAAAATTTTCAGGCTAAATGGGTTAGTCTTCTCACACAGTTGAATGCAAATGGCTGAAATAATACAATTTAAAAAGAAATTGGAAAATTCATCTCCAAAATTGGAAGAAGTATTTGTAGATCCAGATATAGAAATGGTAACAGACGCTGTATTAAGCGCGTCTCTTGATTCTTTAATTAGACTAGGTTATAATCTAGAAGATAATTTTGATACTATTTTACCTTCAATCATTCTTTTAAAAGAAACAATTACATCTCTTCAAATGAAATTGAAAGGCACAGATCATTTTCTACAAGAATTTGCTGAAAACACATTTGTGATTACAGATGATTAAAATTTTAGTTGACATTTTCTGGAAGTATGATAATATTGTTATGTAATAAATTGAATAAGGATAAAACAAAGTGATTCTTGTAGACTATAACCAGGTCATGCTTGCCTCACTCTTTATGAGTATTGGTAATCATACAAATGTCGACATCGATGAAAATCTCATTCGACACATGTTTCTAAACTCTCTTCGAGCAAATCGAAAAAAGTTTAAAGATGATTTCGGTGAAATCGTTATTTGCGCTGACGGCAAAAATTCATGGCGTCGTCAGATCTTCCCGTACTATAAAGCGGGTCGTAAAAAATCTCGTGAAGAGTCTGAACTCGATTGGAATGAACTTTTCCGTATCATCAATTCAGTTCGCGAAGAAATCATGGAATTTTTTCCATATAAAGTCTTACATTTTGATCATTGCGAGGCTGACGATATCATCGGTGTAATTTGCAACGAGTATGGCGTCGAAATGAATAATGGAACAGAAAATATTCTAATTCTATCTGGTGATAAAGATTACATTCAGCTTCATAAATACGCAAATGTAAAACAATATAATCCTGTTCAGAAGAAATGGATTCAAAATAATGAACCGAATAAATATCTTTTAGAGCATATTATTCGAGGTGATGGCAGTGACGGAGTACCTAACATTTTATCTCCAGATAATTCGATTGTGATTGGCGAAAGACAGAAAGCTATTACATCAAAGCGTTTGGATGATCTAAGTAAAGGCCCTGATCATATGGATGAGACTACAAGAAGCAGATATTTCCGTAACAAGATGATGATTGATCTTTCAGAAGTTCCGGAGAATTACAAAGACCAAATTTTAACGGTGTTTGCAAAAGAAAAAGAAGTAGGTAGATCAGCGCTATTTAACTATTTCGTGACTCGTAAACTAAAGAACCTTTTAACAGATATCCAGGATTTTTGAATGAGACTTTCAGTAGCAGAAATTGTAAATAAATCGACAGAACTAAAGACTGTGGATGAAAAAGTCGAATGGTTGCGTAGACACGATAGTGTTGCTCTTCGTACCGTTTTAAAATTTACCTATGATAAAGATGTGGAATTTTTAATTCCAAATACACCGCCACCTTGGAAAAAAAATCAATATGTTGGTGTTGAAGGTATGTTATATAATGAAGCAAGGCGCTTAAAGATATTTGTTAAGGGCGGAGGCTATGATAATCTGAATAAGGTAAAACGAGAACAACTTTTTATTAGTCTGCTTGAAGATATTGATAATGCTGATGCTGAGCTTCTATGTAAAATGATTGCGCAGAAGCCATTAAATGGTCTATCTAAAAACGTAGTAATTAAGGCTTTTCCGCAGGAATTTCCGCAGGAAACAGTTGACAATTCAAAAGAAACATAATATACTATATCTATAGGAAGAAAAGGAATCACGTAAATGGCTAAATCCTTCAAGAAGTTCCGCGAAGAATGGGACGACGAGTGGGGCGACAATGATGAACGCGACAAAGATCGTAAATTGCGTGAACGTCGTGATAATCGTCGTAAAAAGACTAATGAAAAATTATCGCAGTTTGAAGACCGTGAAGATGAATGATTCCTGGAAGGTATAATATATTATGATTAGGCTCTATATCGACTTAGACGGTGTGATGGCCGACTTTGACAAGTACTTCCTCGATACTTTTGGTGTCGAGAGCCATAAACTTGATGATCCATCTCTATGGAAATTGATTAATGGACACGGAAATTTCTTTCGAAATCTACCGTTGATGGAAGGTGCTCTTGAGTTTTTCAGATCAGTAGAACATCTGCCAGTATCCATTTTGACTGCATGTCCAAAATCAAACTATACGACAGCTGCAGTACAGAAGCGCCAGTGGGTTTATGAGCATCTTTCCAAAGATGTTACCGTAATCCCGATGATGGGTGGAAAAAACAAGTGTCTTTTCATGCACTCTCCCGGTGATGTTCTGATTGACGATTTCGAAAAGAATTGTATTCCATGGCGTGAACACGGTGGCATCGCAATTCAACACAAAAACTTTGATTCTACTATGAGTCAAGTCGCAAACATCTTTAATCTAAAAGGTAACATGTAATGAACGCTTACGATAACGTGATTGTAACGGATTACGATGGAGTCTGTGCCTATTGGGAACATGGATTTCATATGTGGATGATCGCAAATGGATACAAAGAAAAATCAAAGGGTTTCTATAACATCGAAGATAAGTATGGTATTTCTGTAGAAAAAGCGGATATGCTAACACAGGCTTTCAATGAAAGTGCCGCGCTGAAACGACTTCCACCAGTAAAAGATGCTATCAAGTATATCCGAAAACTTCATGAAGAACATGGTTACGTGTTTCATTGTATCTCTGCAATTCCTAATACGCAGGATATGTATGAAGCTCGTATGGAAAATATCCATAACTTGTTCGGTAAAACTACATTTGAACGATTGACTCTTTGTGGTTCATCCAAAAATAAAATTGAACTGCTCAAAGAATACAGAGATACAAGTTGTTTTTGGATTGAAGATCTTACAAAAAATGCAGAATACGGTCTTGAAAATGATATGCGCTGCATTTTGATGTCACATCACTATAATGAGCACGATATATTTGATCCGCGCATCAAAAGAGTTCACAGCTGGAAAGAAATTTATTCGCTCGTTGAAGGCGATCGAGTTCACGAATGGTATAAATAAACCGTAGATCGTAGAAATAATGATATTTTGACAAGGGATCGGTCTACAAAGCCGATCCCATTTTTATAGGAGAATGAATGCCAATCTACTCTATGCGGAATAACGAGACTCAAGAAGAGTTCGAAGTCACTCTGAAATACTCAGAGCTTGAACAATATTTAAAAGACAATACTAACATTCAGCAAATTTTTAATAAATTTCCGGGATTTGGTGATCCGGTGCGTCTCGGGATTAGAAAACCCGACGACGGTTTTCGTGATGTTCTAAAAAACGTTCGGCACCATCATAAGAAGGATAGTATCAACACGTTTTAATTTATACTCTTCAAACAAAAAATAGGAGTTTACATGACAACTAGAAAACGTCTGACTAAAACAAAAAGAAGTCAAATTGAGAGAGAAACTGACTATCTGTTAGATACCAAATTTGGAATGAAACGAATTGAACCAATTACAAAAACACAATCCTCGCTATTTGAAGGTTGGAGTAATGGAAAAAATATCTTGGCAGTAGGATCAGCAGGTACCGGCAAAACATATATTTCACTCTATTTGGCACTTAAAGACGTTATGGCTAGAAACCAATATAAGGAGATTATAATTATTCGATCATCTGTACAATCGAGAGAACAAGGACATATGCCCGGCGATGCTAAAGAAAAAATGGCGCACTTTGAAGCTCCATATGTTGATATTGTAAATGATCTATTCGAACGTGCAGATGCGTACGGAATCATGAAACAGAAAAGCATGATTCGTTTTATGAGTACTTCATTTATCCGTGGTCTTACATTCAACGACGCGTTAATTATTGTCGACGAATGTCAGAATATGAGATGGGACGAACTTAGAACAATAATGACTCGAGTTGGTGATAACTCTAGAATCATTTTCTGTGGTGACACAAAACAGGATGATCTAGCGTGCTCAAAAAATAGACTTGATGTTTCAGGATTAAGACACTTCAAGAAAGTTATTGACCGCATGAGTAGTAATTGTTTTGAAACCATAGAGTTTACTGTAGATGATATTGTTAGAAGTGGTCTTGTAAAAGAATTTATTATTGCTGAAGAACAACTAGAATTAGCTTAATAAAATGGTAATCAGTTATAGTGTATCCAATTCAGTAAATTATGATTTAGTAGGAATAGGTGTAGAAAATCCTGCACTTGTCTTTCCTGCAATTTATGGTATACCTGGGTTTGGATACACTGTAACATTCACTGATTCATTATACGAAATAATAAATGTGAGTGTTGCAAGTAGTCCTGCCTACGTCAATACCAGTATTTTATTACCAGATTCTGTAAGAATAGAAAGAAATTCTTCGAGTATTTTTACCAGCGAAACGTATGATTTTGCTAGTTTTGATACTTCCTTTAATAAAAGCATAGAAACATATAATTCGAATGAAGCCAATACTGCTAGCGCAGATTCTTCAGTATTTGCTTGGAATACACCTACAATACGAACCGTAACTGGGACGTATACATTTAATATCACATATATAAATACTTCCGGTACACCAGTAAATGAAACTGTGTCCAAAACATATACACAAGAATATGTATGGTCGG